CAATGCGTTTATCATTGTAGATGAGGCGCAGAACATCGACATACCAGAGATCAAGATGCTGTTGACACGTGTAGGTGAAGGCAGTACTATTGTACTCAATGGTGACATCCAGCAGTCTGACTTAAAGGGTACGTCTGGTCTAGCTAAGATCATTCATCTTGCTAAGAAGCACATGCTTGATGTTCCTGTAGTAGAGTTTGGCGTTGATGACATTGTGCGTAGTGGTATCTGCGCTGAGTGGGTCAAAGTATTTATGAAGGAAGGTCTGTGATGGCTCAGAGCAAGGAAGAGAGGGCAGCTTATCAAAGAGCTTACCGTGAAGCTAATAAAGAGAAGATAGCTGTTCAGAGGAAAACTTACCGTGAAGCTAATAAGGAAAAGATAGCTGCTAGTCTGAAAGCTTGGTATGAAGCTAATAAGGAAGAGGCACTGGCTAAACGTAAAGCTAGGTATGAAGCTAATAGGGAAGAGGAACTAGCTAACCGTAAAACTTACCGTGAAGCTAATATAGAAAAGCTTGCTGCTAGAGATAAAGCTTACCGTGAAGCTAATAAAGAGAAGATAGCTGTTCAGAGGAAAGTTTGGCAGGCAGCTAACAGAGAAAAGGCTAGAGCAGCGTCTAGAAATTGGCGCAAAGCTAACAAGGAAAAGAAAGCTGCTACACAAGCAAGACGCAGAGCCTTAAAGAGCAAACAAATACCCGTACACCTACGTGAATGCCCCCACGAGAAGAAACGCTTAGTACAGATATACAAACTGCGTAACATAATAAGTGAAGCCACAGGGGTACAACATCACGTAGATCATATGTGGCCTCTAGCAGATGGTGGGCCTCATTGGAGTGGTAACTTACAAATTATACCTGCAGAGGAGAACATTAGTAAACATGCCTCTGTCTGTGAAGAAACAAAGACTACTATCATAAAGAGCCTATACACGTTTGAGTCAGAAAGAAGCATCTAAATGAAGTTAGAACAAGAAGCCAAAGCGCACGTAGAAGGCACACGCATTAAGTTCTATGATGAGTTAGCCCAACATGCAGAGGCATTAGAGAACCACATCAAGAGTAATCTATGGCAGAGTGACGAGAGAAACAAAGCACTAGAGCATTTGATAGCTACGGTACTATGGGCAAGACACTGTGTTAAGAAACACGGAGTACGATAAAGAAAAGGGGAGCTTAGTGGCTCCCCTCTCTCGTTTTATATACCCGCTGCTTCCTCGTATATATCCTTGAGGTAGTCTATGTAAGAGATATACAGGGTTAGCTCCTGATAGTTCATATCCTGTGGACTAGCATCAATACCACGTCTCTCTTTGAGCAGGCGTTTAGCCTCATTACGGATCTCTTTGTTTGCTCTGCCCTCTGCAGTACGTACTAGTGCCAGCATAGCGTTCTCTCTACCGCCACCACCAGCCTTCATATACTTACGTACTTGTGACTTAGCATCTGATACTACAGTCTTGAGCATCTGTCTGCGTTGTGTGAGATTACCCTCTTTGAATGCTTTAGTACGCAGCAGTCGGTTAGTCTGTCTTTCTAACAGAGGAGCAATGATAGAGTTAAACGCCCTATCATAACCTGGGATCTTGCTACGCTCTGAAGCCTGCCATGGAAACATCTCAGCCATAGAGTATGCTTTCTCTGCACCAGTACGTGCTGGCTTGATAGTCAAACCAAAGACACGAGCAAAGGGGTTGGCATCGTATAGCTGCCCCTCACGTGTAGCAACACGTAGCTCATCACCTGTTACAGCATCGACCTTATCACTAAACACTTCAAACAGATTGTCTACGTATTTAGTAGCAGACTGAGTAAAGACTTGAGAAGTTCCGTCTGCTTGACGTACATCCTTAGCTGCGTCTGTACCCATAGCAAAGCCTACTACTTTGTTAACAGCGTCTAGTGGCCTAGTGAAACCAGATACAAAGTTACCACCTATCTTAGCTAAGCCCATGGCAGAAGCTTTACGTGCACCTGCTTCTTGGTTTACTAGGATGTCCATGAGATTGTTAATGTCGTTACCAAACTGTGCATCACGTGCCAACTGACCGACAGCTAATTGAGTACCCATCTCTTGTAGTAACTCTGGTGGTACTTCCTCATCACGAGCCATCATGTTTACGATACGCCCTGCAGCTAGGAAAGCAGAGAAGGGATAGGTGTTCTTAGCATCTACAATAGTGCCACCACCTACATCAATCTCATTGTAAGCTAATCCCTTATCACGGCGCTCTTGGTCATACATAGCAGCCATACTAAGCGCAGATGTACCAATAGTCATACGTGCAAAAGCTTCCATCTCTGAGAGGTCTGCCTTCTGGCCCTTACGTGCACGTTGAGCAAACTTGACGAACTGCTCAGGTGCAGCTAGTGGAGACCACTGGTATGCTGTAGCTATGACGTTGTTAAAGAAGCGACCAAACGGCAGGATAGTACCTAAGCCCGGTATGCTTGAGAAGGTTTCAACACCATTGGCTAGTTGCCGCACTAGTTCAGGCTGACTCTTAGCAGTATAATCCTTAGAGAACACAGACTTGAGTGTTGTATCTAGGGCAGACTGCATTACCTCTTCATCAAGAAGCGTATCATCTGTACCGTTGATAACTTCCTTGAGGGTTTTACCGTGTTTAAAACGTACTGCCTTATCTAACTCACCCATAAACATCTGTGACTTAGTAAAGGTATCCTGAATACGCACACCTGTGATAGTGTTGGCTGCGTTTGTTACAGCTTCTATGTTTTTAAAGGCTGTGTTTGTAGGGTCAAGACCATGGCGTTTAGCTGTAGCATCCACACCACCAGCAAACGTTTCAAAGAGAGCCTTCTGAATGTCAGGGTTCTCTTCTAGTAGCTTTAGGTATGCATCACGTGTTGTATATGGATCTGCAAAGTTACGGATCTTCTGCGCTTGAATAGTAGTAAGCGCTCTCATACGGCGGAATGCTCCCTCAGATGCAGCCTTATTAGTGACAGACGTAGCTATACCCTGAAGTCCATACATAGTAGCATTGAATATGTCTGCTAGTGTCTGACCTGCAGCAAACTGACCATAGCCAGCAATGTTAAGCGCTGTAGTAGCAGGGGATGAAACAAGCAAACGTTTCCACACGCCCTGTGTATACTTGAGGTATTCCTTTTTCTGTGCAGGTGTAGTGTTCTTTTCTACATTCTCAATAGTAGCCTCAAGTGCATCAGAGGAAGCAACAATACCTGAGTCTATGGTACGCCGCAGCTGTGACATCACCTGTAGCTGCTTACCAGCATCACTAATACGAGCAGCAATAAGATCACTGAGGTTAACGCCTACTTCATCATAGTCGCCTAGGTGTACCCCTGTGTGTTTCTTAATAAGAGAGTTAGCTTTTGCTAAATCTTTCTGAGGCATGTAACGTATTACGTTAGTGATGAAGTCTGTTGTCTTCAAGTTACGGTCTACCTTGTAGCCCATGTCCTTCACAACTTTACCTACACCGCCCTTACCGTCTTCGCCAATAATGATGTGCTTGATAAGAGATGCTGTGATACCACCCTCCTCATCAAAGCTTGCACCACGTGCTACTTTCTCTTCCCATGTAGAGACAGCATCTACTACCGCCTTAGAAGCTCTCTTAGCTTCCGTAGCTTTAAGGAAGGGTGTAGCCTCTTCAATAGACACGTTAGCTAGGCGCTCAAGAGGATCACCTACATCACCATAGCCTGAGGCACCACGGAACTTACCAAAGCCTAGCTGTGCTGCACCAGCAACACCACCCAGAAAAGATGAGAAGCCTGTCTGTGCTGCGCTGTATGACTCCTGTGCATTGACTTCCAGCCTAGCGTTCTGGTTCATTACATCCTGTAGCATAGCAGCACTAGCATCAAGCGCAATAGTTTGCTTTAGCGCTCTCTTACCTGCCTGCTTAAATAGATCTTCCTGAGCAGATAGCATAGACTGTTTAGCTAGAGCGCGTGGCCCCTCAAGAGCCATCTTAGCTTCTACTTTAGCAGCTATCTTATCAGCCTGTGCCTTTGTATAACCTTTAGTTAATGCACGATCTGCTGCCTCTATGCCAGCCTTCTTTGCAGCCTCTTGAGCAGCCTGTTTATTAGCACCACTCTTTAGGGCTTCACGTCCTGCATTACGTACCGCAGCCTTGATTACTTGCTTACCACCAAGGGCAGCACCACCTGCACCAGCACGAGCAATACCACCTGTGAGTACACCCAAGTAGTTTGTAGGGTCAGTAGCTGCAGCAGTAACGTAATCCCAGATACCACCTACAGCACCAGCGATACCGTCATTAACAAAGACGTTACCTAACTGGTCATAGATCTGGTAAGCTTTCTTAGCCTTGAGCTTAGCAGCTTCATCTGCCTTACTAACAAAGCGTACCTCACCAGCAGTAGACACAGTGTTAGCATTGAAGTAACGCATGTGTTCTACAAAGTCATCTACAAGTTTATCGTCATCTACATCATTGTAGTCTACGCCCTTACGTGCAACCATGTAGTCACGGATAGGGTTTACGTAGTTGTTCTTCTTTAAGTCATCCTTCTTGAGTGTGACGTTAGGATCAATAACAAAGTCATCCTTAGGGTCTAGCTTAAATGTAGGTGGTTCTACTGGCTTATTTGTTAAGGATGATTTGTAGGCTCTAATGTAAGCGCTATTATCCATTACTCTATTCCTCTACTGGCAAAGGTAGACCTGTTTCTGGATCATGTGTATCACCATACTTATCCATCCACTCAGTATACAGTGATACGCTTCGAGTGCGACCTGCTACGATAGTAGGCTCTTGGCGATATTCATCCAAGGCAGGACGTGGCCCAGCTAGGATAGGCTTACCTGTGTCAGGCTCATACTTACCTTTGTACTTTCTATCCCATTCACGCTGTTTAAGTTTAGCACTCCTGTCTCTACGCTTAGCCTTAGGTCTAGGTGTTACACCCTCTGTAGCGGTTGGAGTAGTAACAGCAGCAGGCTCAGCACCCGTACCACCCTCAGCACCTTCAGCAGCAGGTTCAGCACTTGCACCACCTTCAGCAGCAGCAGCAGCAGTAGGTTCACCACCACCGCGCATCTCTTTTAGTTGATCTTCTGTAAAGATACCGTTGTCTATATACAGTTGGTCAAGATAGTCTTGTCCCATAATAGCTGCAATTCTTTGTGTTGCAGGAACGCTTTTTAGTAAGCTAACATCTTGGTCTACAGACGCCTTAATTAAACCATCAGCTGCAGATTGTTGTAGCTGTTTCTTTTTAGCAGCCTTATCTTCTGGTTCTAATATGGCATCAATAATTTTCTCATTAGCATCTAAAGCATCCTTCATTGCCTTAGTAAGGACAGCATCAAACTTAATGTAGTCATCAACTACAAAACGATCTAGTGTACCATACGTAAGGGAAGTATCCTTAATAATGTTTTGGTATTCATCTTGCTCTGCTAGGTCATTGATGTCTGATATAGACATACCCATACCATACTGCTGTTCACCTAGACGTTCATCTACACGTTGCTTTGCACCAAACCCAAAGAGCTGACCAACTAAGCTTACCTCTTCCTGTTCTTCTGCTGAACGTATGATAGAGTCTTTGCTTGCCCCATAGGTTTGCATAGCAAAATCTTCCAAGCCCATATCAATATACCTATTATCTACACCGGGAAGTTCTGGCATGTTGATTAGCGTATCAATATCATCCACACCCAGCTTACCATTCTGTCCTGGCTGATTAGCTGCAGCTTCTAGCTTTTCATATAGTGTTTCAATCTCTGCAGGGCCAGCTGACATAGCTGCTTTAACTATCATATCTGCTTCTTTGTGGCTACCTAGGTACATCTTAGCTTTACGAGCATATGTAGCAGCCTGCTTAGCCCTAGCCGCCCGAAGACGGATAACCTCTGCATTACGCTTAGCTGCTTCCTTCTGCTCTTTCTCATACGTCCTAGCTTCTTCACCACGGCGCTCAATGTTTTCTGCTGTACCTTCTAGGAATGCAGCTGCAAAGTCTTTCCAATCAAATGCCATGTCTTAACCTCTTGCCATTAAGCCCGTAGGCTCTTCGTTCATTGTTTCTTCTGGCATTACATCCTTTGCAGGTTGCTCAGCTTCACCTTCTTCCTCTAGCATCTCACTAAGCATCTCTTTACCGGGGTCAGACATATCATCGTCATCCTCCGTTAAGAGATACTTGTTAGCAACTAAGCGGAAGCGTTCCATCTCTGCAGCTTCTGCACGTTTCTGTGGATCATCACTTGTGTCCTTAACAGAGATACCCATAGACTCAATAGCTTGCTTTAGGAATGTGTGAATGGTAGGTGCAGCCAACATACCTGTATCAAGGCTATGTATGCCACGCATTACACCTACTAGATAGACGGACTCTACAATGGGAGCTAGTGAGACACCAGCCTGACACAAAGCACCAAAGTCATCAATGACATCCTGATTAGCAAGGCGTCCAATGTAAAACTTAGTCACCTCTTCAATACTGCTCATCTCAGCAGGTTGCTCCCACGGAAAGTTACGAGGCTCTCCTGTTAGAGACTGCCCTGGAATGGGCCTATCAAATGCTGTAGCCATAATAATATACCTTACTTAGTGAAACCTGCGCCAAAGTATAACCCTACAATGGCGGAAACAATGTGTGTGTCTAGGGGTGTGATAACGAAGCCTTCTGCATACTTCCACTCAATAGCTTCTGTAGTACCAAACAGCCAGTTAAAGAAGCCACCTTGCATTTCAGTGTAGCCTACGATAACGTTGACCTCAGGATACAACAAAGCTGCTACCTTTGGCAAGACAATAATTGACCCTACAGCAGATAAAGCTATGATCCTACGTGTCCATGCAAAGTGTGTGTCAGTCTTGCCCTGCTCTCTGGCTTGCTGCTGTCCTGCTATGAGTAGCTTCTGCTGCTCTGCTTTGTTCTTGTTAGACTGACCCCATATAGACATGACCCCACCTAGCACGGTGGAGAATAACATGGTGATAAGTTCTAGGGGTAGTCCGAACACTATTGTACCCCGTTAACGAGGCGAACTAATTCTCTAGCACTCGCATCTTCAGGTATAGTCACACCATTTGCTATGAGGAACTCACGCATAGATCTGATACTGCCTGGCCCAATGTCACCGTCAATGAAAGCACCTGCCCTCTGCTGTGCAGTAAACTCATTATTTAACCTTGCTTCGTCAGCTTCCTCTTGTTTACCAGCCTCTTCCAAACGAGCTATTACATCCATCCATCGCTGATTACCCTTGTAGGCACTACCCGTACCGTTCCACGTAACACCTCTAGGAACAGCACCTGAGTGTCCGATAGCGTCCTTCAGATCATTGGCACTTAGGCCATCCGCCCTTTCAGGTAATCTATCCTGTAGATAAGCCTCTGTTATAGCTAACATGACAGATGGGTTGTTTAACAGTATATCAGGGTTATTTACCAGAGCATCGCCAATACCAATGGCCTCTCCATACTTACGATAGTTGTCTTTGCCTGTGATTTGGATTAGCCCTCTACCTCTGTACTTATGTCCCTCATCTGGCGCATTACCCATACGACCGCCATATGCAATGTTGAACAGAGTTTCTTGGTCTTCAGGAGAAAGCCTATTGTTTCTTCCGTAAAGAGCCTCAATACGTGCGATTCTGTTAGCATCACCTCCGCCAAGCGTTGCAATAGCACCCTGTTTACTGTAGTTAGTACCTTCTAGTAGCCCACTACTAGACTCTGCATCTACTGTAGCGCTGAAAGCAGCTTTTCTTGTAGGCTCAAAGTCTAGTGAGTCGTTAATGAACTCTAAAGCGTCTTCTCTGTTTGTAAACTGATCACCTGTTACTGTTAATTTCTCAGATAGAAGCTGGTTCTCTGGTGGGTTAAGCCCTGCCTTAATCAGGAAGTTATACGCTTTAGTTGTTGCACCTGCAACCTCACCACCTTTAGTATCAAACCTAGGACTCATCAACCCTTCAGGCAGTTCCTCTACAGTGATAGGCTCAGGCATCATTGCTTCCTGAAGTACAGACATATCAATGTTTGGCTCTGGTTCTTCTTGAGTAGGTATGCCTTTATATACTTCTGGCATACCTAGTGCATCACGAAGAGCATCATCTACTGCAGTACGTTGTAGGTAATCTTTAATCTCCTGCGTGTTATCCGGTGTGGCAACATAGGGTGTAGTAAATATATCACGACTATAGAGATCTATACCTCTACCAACTCTACCCATTCTACCTTTATCCTCAGGTAGTGTAGCACCTGCAGCCTCAAACACTCTAGCAATACGATCCTGTCTCTCTGCTTCAATCTGCGCAGGGGTAGGTGCTGCAGGGGCAGTTACTGTAGGTGTAGGAGCCTGTACTAAAGAGGGTGCTCTGGAACTACCTCTATCATTGTCATTATTATTGTTGTTACCAAAGTTTACTGTGCTGGCACCCGGACTAGTTTCTGTAAAGATGTTACCAGAACCAAACTCATTACCTGAGTAGTATGAGCTACTTGTTGCTTTAGGTTTAGGACGTGCTCTTGGGCGTGTAATACCTGAGGGTTTATATCCATAGTCTTGAAATGGCATAGTTGTATCCTTATTAACCGAATATGAGATCAACTGCGTTATCGGCAATTGCAGAGAGTACTTTTCCACTTGCACTGGCGAGAGGATCAGTAGCGTCACCAGCCTTGGCATCAGCAGCAATTTTAGCGACAACAACATTAGAGTCTCTTTCTAAAGCGGATTCACCTGAACTCCATGCCCAGCTAAGGATGTCACGCTCTCGCTGTAACATATTATTATAGCCAGTCATTGTAAAGTTATTTGCTGCTAGTACCGCATCACGGTTTGATTGGTTCTCTGCTGCATTCTGAGCGGTAGTAATCTTGTTTATCCACTCAGCGTTTGCTTGTGCTACAACTAGGTGGTTCTGTGCATTAAACTGATCACGTGCATTGTTCTGTGTAGCATTAAACTGAGCCAGACTGTTAGCTTCACCAGCATTGAAACGTGCTATAGCGTTAGATTGCTCTGAGTTGAACTGTGATACCTGTGTAGCTAGAGAGCTAAAGAACTGGTTAGTCTGGTTCTCAGAGGTAGCATTAAACTGTAACGCAGCATTTACAGCAGCCTGATCACTGAGCATAGCGTTAACCATCTCTTGTGTTTTAAACATAGATGTCTGTTGCTCATTGTCTAGGTTACGCATGTCCATACTTAGGAAAGCGTTAGCTGTTTGTACTTGAGCCTGTTGACGGTTGTTGAGGTTAGTCATATCAACCTGTGACATTGCAGCAACATCAGCCATAATCTTAGCATTCTTAGCACTAAGGTTCTCTAGGTCTACAGTCTGTGCCATCTGTGCATTCTCTAGTGCAACCTGTACGTCAGCACTAAAGTTCATGTTAGCAATGTCACTGATCTTAGCAGCATTAGTAACACGTGTCTGGAAGTCTTGTGTAAACTCTAGGTTGAGGAACTCAGCACGTTTCTCTGCAGCAAATAGAGCAGCCTGTTGACGGTTACTTAAGTTCTGCATCTCAAATGAAGCAGCTGTCTGTGCATCCTGTACAGCAATAGGTAGTGCAGACTCCATAGCAGCTTGGATAATAGCTTGACCTGCCATAGATGATGCACCTAAACCACGTGCAGCCATAGTAGCTGTAGCAGCCCTCATAGCACCAGCAGCCCATGCAGGAGGTTCATTACCCTCAAACTGCTCCATTAAGCCAGTAAGTTGTCCTTGCACAGTAGCATCTGTAGATGGTGCACCTGTAGCAGCAGCAAAGTTTGTCTCTGTACGTACACGCTCCATGTCTACAGTAGGGCCAGCAATCATCTCACCCTCTTGTACAGCACGAGGAGCAGGTGCCTCTACAGTACGAGCTTGTGCAATAGTCTCAGGAGCTACAGCTAATTGAGCTAAGTCTGTAGGCTGCATGGTAGCAGCTTGTGCTTGAGCAGCCTCACTAGGTGCGCCTGTAGCAGCAGTTAAGTCTTCTACTGCCTCAGCAATAGGATCTGCTGCAGTCTGTGCAGTTACCGTAGCAGCAGGTTGAGGTGCAGCAGCCATAGCAGGAGCAGCTGGTGTTACAGCGCTAGGTGTTGCTGTAGCAAGTGGTGCAGTCATCTGGCCTGTGGTAGGGTCAATAGTACCAGCTGCAACTTGAGCAGGTGTTGCTGTAGCTACAGGTGCTGTCTGTGTGATAGACATAGGGTCTGCAATAGACCTAGCACGTACTTCCGGTGTGCTTACTGAACCTGTTAGGTTAGAACGAGCAGAACTAAGAGCAGCCTCTGATTGTGTCAGGGCTACTTGTGCAGCGTTAACTGCAGACATAAGGGATGTATCTTGGGGGTTAGCTGCAGCAGCAAGTTGAGCAGCAGATAGGGCATTACGTCTATCTGTTACAGTAGCCTGTGCTGCATCTACTGCAGAGGTAAGACCGCCTTCAGCCATACCCATACTGTTACCCTCAATGCGCTGACGTGCAGCTAGTGTGTATCTGCCCATCTTAGCAGCAGCACCAGGGTTAGATGCAAGAAAAGCATTAATGGACTTCTGATCCATAGGGCCAGTATAACCTAACGCAGGGAGAATCTTCTTCTCCATCGCGGCCTGTTTAAAACCTGCAAACTTCTTAGCCATAATAGTCTTTCCTTACGAAGGTATTATCATTAATATGTTATACCATAGATGTTGCTTATGTGCAACATATTAGTTGTTTCTACGTGCGTCTTCCATCATTTCACGGATAGACTTTATATTCTCATCAATACGAGCCATAGTTATGGCCTGTGTTTGTACAATATTCTCAAGTGCAATTAAGCGTGTCTCGTGACGTACAATCTCACGGGTGTTAGTTTGGATGTCGTTATTCAAATCTGCAACAAACCATACAAGAGCAATAGTCTGACCAATGATAGCCAGTACAAATGTTAAAGGTATTGATTTTGACAAGTACCAGCTATCTTGTGTCATTGTTTATCCTTTATGGTTTAGTGGGCCATGTTATGCTTGTAGGGAAGCCAGACTGTGCTGGTAAATCACGGAGAGCTTGACGGTATGTAACTTCTGCGTCAGTCATCGTGCGATCTGCTACAGCCCACCAATCAGTCTCAGTAAGTAAGTCATCACGAACATAGCGATACTGCTCCGCTTTGCATCTATCGTCTACACCTTCTAGCTCTTCGATAGTAAGGTTAACCCGAACACCATCTACCCATTTTGTAAATCTATCCATTATGAAATTACCTCATTAAGAATTTGATAAGAAGTGCCACCATCTGAAGTATATAAATCATAAAAGACTGTAGCGTTTTTAGGTATGTTAGCAGTTTGGTCGCCATTAACCGCCACTGGGAAAGTAACTACTGTTCCAGCCACCATATCAATTGAAACTAATTCGTTTTGTCCCTGCCTAGTACCTATGAATTTATCTCCTGCAGAGTTAAATCTCCCATTTCTGCAGGTCACACTAGCTCCAGAGGAGTCTGGCGGAAACTCAAAACGAGCAGCATAACTTGCGGTTGTAATATCCCAAGCCGTGCTTAAAGAATACTCCCAGATATAACCACCCAACACATACATTTTGGTTCCGCTTTGGTTAAATGTAATTCCAAAGGTATAACCTACCGTAGTACCACCAGTGTCTTTTGCTGTACCACTAATGTCAAAGTCATCGCCGCTAGTGTAAGAAAGACTAGTAATATCAAACGCAGTGCTTGCAGTAGACATCCTAATTATTCTGCTGCCTTCGTTTTTAGAGTAATACTTAGTACCGTCATAACTCCAATGCGGTGCCCATGCGCCAGCCTTGCCAGTTTCAAGTGCATCCATTGCAGTGTGCCAGCTATTGTTAGTCGGTAGCTCTTGAAAACTTCCAGCCGTGCTTAAATCATAGGCTGTACTTAGGGTTGCATAATTCTGCCAGTTACCAGTATAGTCTCTATTAAAATATAATTTTGTACCGTCTGTGCTTAGATGGATTGTTACTGGGCCGTTAATGCCTTGAATGCCTCCTGATGTCGGCTCATATACAACCGTAGCCGTGCTAATATCAAACGCCGTACTCATTGTTACTTGCCAGTATTTATTATCGCTAGAACTGGTTGACTTCCTCACCCCATAAGCGTGTTTACCATCCCAACTAATGTAGTTATACTCCGAGTAGTTGTTTATAGCGCCGTGGTCGAATGTTGTACTAACAGTTTCAGTAACCGCCCCTACACTAGTAGCCGCAATGCTACCGGAATTATACAGATATCCAAAGCGGCGAAGAGTAGGTGGGTTAGATAGTGCTATTGTTGCGTTGGCTGTAGCTGTGCCAGCATCGAAGAAGTTATTGCTGCTTAAATCTAGCGTCTGTGATGCACCAGAAACTGTGGTTGGGCTAAACGGATTAGTCTCAATACCTGTAAGCTGTGAGCCATCACCTGTAGGCTGCAATGCACTAGCTGCCAGTGTACCCTGACCTGCAGTGGCATAATCTGTAGAGTCTGTAGTAGCTGCAGTACCTAGTCCTGTAACTTCAGAGGCGGTGATTACACCATCATCAAATGTGTTACCTGCAGATGTTAAGTCTGCTAGTTTACGTGCTCTTGATCGTGCCATTATACAACCTCCTCACCGATAAGTGTTACTGTAGTACCGCCATCCATAGTGAAGAAGTCATATGTTACCCTAGTATCAGCAACTAACGCTTTAGGTAAGGTAGAGACCGCTGATGGTAAACTTAATGAGCTAACAGTACCAACATGAAACTCCAGAATGTTTTTGTCTGATTCGCCCATTATATAAAATCTACTACCATCTGGCTTAAAGAATAAACCTAAAGGTGTATTATCTAAGACTACGTCAAACGACTGTAAAAAAGAAGCTGTAGTAACATCCCAAGCTGTACTTAGGTCGTACTCGTATACCCTATCATTTGTAATCCCCACTATGTACATTTTAGTACCATCAGGTTTAAAAGAAATACCTTTAGGGTTACTGTCTTGAGAAGTAACTGTAAAAGATCGTGAAAGAGTTCCTGTAGAAATGTTCCAAGCAGTACTTAAATTATACTCTCTAACATCGCCAGACCCAGAGCCAACAAAATACATCCTAGTTCCATCTGGCTTAAAGAATAAACCAGATGGATTTGTTTCCACAGAAGATACGTTAATTGTTTGTAAGTGAGATGCAGTGGAAACATCCCAAGCGGTGCTTAAATCGTATTCGTGAATCTCATCAACCTGACTCCCTATTACATACATCTTAGTGCCATCAGGTTTAAAGAAAACATCTCTAGGGTCATTATCTTGTCCATTTACAGAAAACGACTGTAAGAAAATAGCACTAGAAATATCCCAAGGTATACCTAAATCATATTCATTAACAGCACGTGAATTATTTCCTATAAGGTACAGTTTAGTACCATCAGGTTTAAGGAAAATATCCATTGGACTTGTTTCTTGAAACTTTACAAAGAATGACCTTACATATCTGGCTTTAGTTACATCAAAAGAACCACTTACAGTAATAGGTTCAAAACTATATGACCAACGTACATTAGTAGGTACATTAGTAAAACTAATAGTAGTGTTGCCCGTAAGAGTACCTTGGTCGAAGAAGTTATAACTACCCACATCCAAGCTAGGAGTAGCTCCCGTTACAGCTACAGGTTTAAACGCATCAATGCCCGTAAGCCCAGCGCCACTACCTGAGAATGCACCACCTGTAATTGTGCCTGTAGCACTAAGGTTACCCGTTACCGCTGCGCCCGTTGAGAACGTAGGAGCACCAGTACCAGCCTCATCTGTAATTGTGTCTACCTTAATGGTACTCATTAGTTACCCTCCGGCTTTGGATGAGCTTTTTTCACCGCTAAAATCTTAGCTTTCCAAGCATCAAGACCGTTGTGATAGATGTCATCAAGTTGATCTTCTATGCTTGGATATGCTGCTGCACGATCAAATTTGTATCCATTAGCAGCAATGTCAGCGGCGTATGCAGCATTGTCTGCATCACGTTGGGCAATGTCCTGCTCTGTCAAATCGACAAGAACACCGTCTACAAGTTTCTTGTTCATTATGTTGCCCTTCCGTAAAGTCTAAATGTTCCAGCAACTATATTCAAACTTCCGCCGTGCGGGAAAATTCTTATGTTCGTCATAACGGTGTCACCATTGTAACCGCCACCATCAACTCTAGCGGAGCGGAACTCACCAGTAGTTGTCATTAAAATTTGTTCAGAAAAAACTGTAGTTCTAACTCCAGAGTTTTTGGCTCCCTGTATAGTCAAAGCTATGTAAGCCTCATTATTAAAATCATTGGCTGATGTGATGAGAAGCTGTGAATCATTACCGCCATTTACATTGTAACTGCCGCTAGTTTGATAATAACTGGAGCCGTTATCTGAGCTAAACCTAACACTTAATGTTGAAGACACGCCCGTTGAACTTGGTGTTACCCCCTCTAAGAAAAGCTCAAAGGCACCGTACCCTGTGGGCAAAGTTATATCCACAGTTGCTACAGCGGAAGTAACAGTTGTTGTGCTTATTAGAGTAGTCCCACCCGCAGCCATCTCTGCCCAAGTCATTCCGCCTGTATTACCAGACTGTGCGGTGAGGGCATATCCATTAACAGGAGCATTACTGACTTGAAGTTTGGCTTCGTTAATAGAATCATCTGCTGTAACAATGCCTGTAAGGTTTGAACCGTCACCTGTTGTTGTAAGTAGTTCACCAGCACTATCAGGTAGTGTCAGGGTACGATTAGTATTGCTATTAGGTGAAGCAATCGTAAACGTGCCTGTACCAGAAGCATTTGGTGTTAGGGTTATCTTGCTCATTCTGTTATCCTTTAAGGCTTAGTGGGCCAAGTGACGTTAGTTGGGAAGCCATCTTGCGTTGGAACATCACGCAAGTCTTGGCGATATTGTGTCTCAGCCGCTGTCATCGTGCGGTCGGATGTAGCCCACCAGTCTGTTTCTGCAATCAGGTTGTTACGTTTAGACCTAATTTGCTCTTCTGTCTTTGGAGCGGAAGCTGGTACGTCAGCATCAACAACCACACCATCTAGTAATACTTTTGCCATGATTGTCTCCTATGAATATGCGTGACCGTAAAGGCGATAGTATAGCCCTGTACCAGTATTAAAAGTAGTACTTCCACCTAATTTAAACCGCAATTTAGAACTTGCTGCCGTGGACGCATATTGGGTAGCACCAGACAAACTGTTGACTGCCTGCAATTGATCGTTTCTATAATAATAGCCTTGCGCTAAATACTTTGTTTCTATTGTAGTGCTGCTTGTGTCAGAAAATACAATAGAATACTGCAACCTGTCACCACTGTTTGCACCATAAGTACCGCTTAAAATAAGTTCAGTGGCAAACCGACCATCATCCCTATCGTAAGTATTAGCGTCACCTTTAAAATGCGTTGTAAAATAAGAGAACGATTGAGCGGAATCACTTGAGTTTAAGATTTGCATTTCTACGTCTTTGCCAGTGCTTCCGATAGGTCTAGGAAAAACAATCTCTAATCTAAGCTGGTCGTAACCTGTAGGCAAAGTAATATCTATGGCACTTACTTGAGAACCACCCAAAGTTACTTCCGCTAAATTAGTCCAATGACCACTAGCCGCTTCCGCCCAAGTCAATCCACCAGTATTGCCGGACTGTGCTGTTAAAGTATAGCCATTTACAGGAGCATTGCTGACTTGCAGCTTGCTCTCGTTGACAGCCTCACCAGCCAGCTTGGCTTGTGTTACATTGGCATCTGTGATTTGAGCAGTACCTATTGTACCTGTAATATCCGCTGCGTCTAACCCTGCAGTACTGTCAATATCAGGAGTTGTA